TCTTAACAGCCTACTAATATCAGGTCGTGTTATTAGTATAGTATTGGATGAAGCCCACCCAAGATTTAAGGAATTTGGAGAATGGAATGGTTTAGGTACTATCGAATTTGATTTAGTAGATTCACCCACCCCTCCTAATCAATTGTATCCTACAGCTCGTCCCTTGGATCCTTCTGTAAAGAGTTTCCCCTTAATAAATGAGATTGTTTATATTTTAGCTTTACCTAATACAAACATTGGTAAATTTACTTCTACAAAAACTAACTATTATATAAACACAGTAGGAATTTGGAATCACCCTCACCACAATGCTTTTCCTCAAAACTCTAATATATTACCTCCGTCTCAACAAAAAGACTACGTTCAAACACAATTAGGTAGTGTAAGAAGGGTAACTGATCAATCTACTGAAATATTTTTAGGTGCAACATTTGTTGAAAGAGGCAATATCCATCCACTTTTACCTTTTGAGGGGGATAAAATTATAGAGGGTAGGTGGGGTAATTCAATACGATTAGGGTCTACAGTAAAAAATACCCCAAATAATTGGTCTTCAATAGGAACTGATGGAGATCCTATTACTATAATTCGTAATGGGCAAGGTAATCAAACAGATGAAGGATGGATCCCCACTATAGAAAATATCAATAATGATGATACTTCTATTTATTTTACAAGCACCCAAAAAATACCTTTAAAGGCCTCTAGCATAAACGATTATTTTAGTTATACCAGTAATCCCCCAGCTAAACCTAATGAATACGCAGGTAAACAAATAATTCTAAATTCAGGTCGCCTAGTATTTAATACAACCGAAGATCATTTGCTTTTAAGTTCAATAAAATCAATTAATTTAAATGCTGTTGAATCTATTAACTTTGATACAACAGGTCCTGTAATATTGCAGGCCGGTGAAGTATATCTTGGATCAAAAAGTGCTACTGAATCGGTTTTATTAGGCAATTCCACTATTGATTTATTAAGAACTTTATTAATTCAACTTGCAGATCTAACTAATACATTATCACTTCAGATGGGTGTTCCTCTAGGTGTCCCTTTAGCACCTACTAATACTGTAGCGGCTTTAACTACTATTACAATTAATAATGTAATTAATCAATTAGAAGGTTTGAAATCTAATTCTGTAAAGACTGTATAATGGCTAAAATACTAGTAAATAAATTTACTTATAAGACATACCTTGAAAACGGCTCAGGAGACCCCGTAGTTGAAATATATGCCGATGGGGTTTTTGTAAAATCAACAACTTATGTAAAAATAAATTTTACACAAGAAACAGCTTTAGCTTATGAAAAATCAGTTACAGAAGCTTTTGGAGTATTAGGACCCGGTAATATAGATTCCTATAACCTAGCCCCTTTGCCACCTCTACCAGTAGTTACTGAAATAAATAATGTAAATGTAGCTACTCCTACTCCCCAACAAATAGAACAAACTAGACAGAAAGAAGCAGCAACAAGGCAACAAGCTCAAGAAAATACTCAACTTCAACAAGTTGATCCTACTATAGTAGAACAAAGTACTCCTGAAGAATTAAAACCTAAAGGTAAAGCTAAACTAGGACAACGTATTTTGAATTTAGGTAAGAAAATTCTTAAAACAATTTTACCTAAACTTAAATCTATGCTTCAACAATATGCTATAGCCCAATTTGAAATAGCTAAAGCTGAGGCTACTACCCCAGAACAAATAGAGCAGATAAAACAACAATATTGCCCAACACCTGAAGCATTAGCTAATTTAATTTTAACTAGAGATAATATTGTAAACCAATTAAATAGTATAGGAAATCAATTAGGAGTTTTAGATTTTAGTATAGGAGCTATACAGGATGTAACAAATTCTTTAAGTCAGTTAACTACTATAGTAGAAGCAGTTAAAATAGGAGTATCAGCCGCTTCTAAAGCTATTCCTTTTGGTTTACCTGGAGCTATTCCTGCTATATTAAATGATTTAGAAACTCTTGATGATAAATTAATTCCTTTTTTAGAAAAAAATCAAGGATCATTAAATGCTACTCCTGTTCCTTTTGCTATAGTTATTTCAACTATTAATAAAGTAGTTAGAACTTTAGGTCAATTAGATATTTTAATTAATTTTTGTGCACCAAACTCACAAGTAGTTCCTATATCGAATACTGTTAAAACCTTTTCAGAAATTCAAACACGTTCTGATATAAACAGTGGTAGTTATAAAGGATTTGTTTTAAAAATAGAAGAAGTACCTTATACAGCTACTGTAACTCGTAGAAAAGCTGTTGCTTTAAATACAAGTGGGATTAAATTATTAGAAACACCCCTATCATTTACAACAAATAACCAAACCCTACTCGGTGAACTTAAATTTATAATTGATCGAGATAATTTAAAAGCTAATTAATTTTAATATTTATAACAGATGAAACCCAGTGAATTAAAATCATTTATTAAAGAAGCCGTTAGAGAAGCTATCCAAGAGGAATTAAAAGATATCCTTTTGGAAGCGGTCCGTGCTCCTAAATTACCAATTCAGGAAACTTATCAAATGTCTCCTGTAACATCTAACACAAACACAACTCAAACCCCACTAAAACCCACAACTGAAAGAAAAGCTATGATGGAAAGTATTATGGGAGATATGAGAAGAGGACAAGATACTCTTTCATTCAACTCAGCTGATGCTAGAGGGGCCGGTATAAACCAAACAACCCTACAAGTAGCTCCAGGTATGAACACATCCGGGGAAGGGTCGGCCTTACCATCAGGTAATGTTGGTCTAGATATGATTATGGGCTTAATGGGTAAGAAATAAAATGGCATTCGGAGCACAAAAGATATTTCCAATTGATACTAAGCCAGGAACGGCTGTTGGTGTGGCTATACCTTTTGATGCTCCTGGAGTGTTTTATTCTACATATACAACCCAAAAGGCAATCAAAAATAACTTAATTAACTTTTTTTTAACCGAACCTGGTGAAGTATACCTTAATCCAACATTTGGAGGTGGTTTAAGAAGTTTTATTTTTGAACAAATTACTTCAAATAATCTTGATAGTTTAAAAGAAGATGTACAGTCTAAACTAACTCGTTATTTCCCTAACGTAATAGTAAGAAATTTAGAAGTACTTCAAAATTCCGATATTAACACTATAACTGTATCTTTAACTTATAATATTGCAGATACAGCTATATCAGATGAAATTCAAATAGCATTCAACTAATGGCTGTAAGACGCAATATACAATATATAAACAAGGATTTTACCGAGTTAAGAGCAAGTTTAATTAACTATGCTCGCACGTATTTCCCCACAACCTATAACGACTTTTCCCCAGCATCACCTGGTATAATGTTTATGGAGATGGCCTCTTATGTAGGTGATGTTTTATCTTTTTATTTAGATAATCAAATACAAGAAACATACTTACAGTATGCTCGTCAAACTAATAATTTGTATGAGTTAGCTTATATGTTTAGTTATAAACCAAATGTAACTCAAGTAGCTACAGTTGATATGAATTTTTATCAACAAGTACCAGCTGTAGGAGTTTTCCCATATGCTCCCGATTTTAATTATTCTTTACTTATCCCAGCTAACACAACTGTAACTTCAACCTTTTCAGGAAGTGTTCCTTTTATAATTGAAGATCCAGTAGACTTTAGTGTTTCTTCTTCAGGAGATCCTACAGAAGTTACAGTATATTCTGTTGATGGAGGGGGTAACCCTTTATTTTTTCTTTTAAAGAAAACTCGTAAGGCTATATCTTCTACTATTAGTACTACAACTTTTACTTTTGGTTTACCTGAACAGTTTGCTACTGTAGAAATTACAGCTAACAATATTGTAGGTATTTTAGATATAGTAGATAGTGATGGTAATACATGGTATGAAGTAGATTATTTAGCTCAAGATACTGTGTTTGATTCTATCAAAAACACTAACGTAAACGATCCTAATTTATCACAATATCAAGGTGATACTCCTTATCTTTTGCAGTTAAAACAAGTACAAAGAAGATTTGTTTCTCGTTTTTTAGATAGTACTACTCTTCAATTACAATTTGGAGCAGGTACAGCCAACGATACAGATGAAGAAATTTTACCCAACCCCGATAATGTTGGTCTAGGTTTACCATTTGAGGTAGATAAGCTTACAACTGCT